GGTCCACCATCGCCTTGACGCGCGCCGCCAGCTCGACAGCGTGGTTCGGCGGACCCCAGTCCGGGCAGTCCAGGTCCAGCGTGTCGACCGTGTAGCCTTCGATCTGCTCTTTCATGCCGCCACCTCCGGCGCGAGCCGCACCGCGTAGTCCTCGGCGATCTGCAGCGACCGCCACGCGCTGTGGCCTTTGGCCAGGGCGACCAGGGCCATGCGGCCGACCCACTCGGACCTGCGGTCGTCGCAGCCGAGCTGCATGGCGCGGATGGTGGCCAGGGTGAGCACGGCGACCCGCCGCTGGGTTTCGAGGTTGGTCATGGCGTCCTCCCGTGGTTGCCGGCCGGGCGGCTGGCTTGAGCAAACCTTAGCCGCTTGAGTCGGCTAAAGCAATACCATCCGACGAAAAAACTTCGAGGCGAGAATCCCGTTGCGCTTTCGGGCGGACGCGCCTAAAGTTTTCGGCATGGACGTTCAGCTCGCGATCAAATGGGCCGGCAGCCAGCGTGAGCTGGCGCGTCGGCTGGGCATCACCGAAGGCGCCGTCAGCCAGTGGCTGGCGTCCGGCAAGGTCCCAGAGGGCCGCGCCTACCAAATTCAAGTGATCAGCGCCGGTGCTGTGGTGGTCGATCCCTGCGCCTACCGGCCGGGCGACAAGGCCGCCTGATCATGCGCTCGCGGGTGGCTCAATCCGTGAGTCTCCTTTCGGCGGTCCCAGCTGGCACATCCGGTTCCCTCCTGGTCGTGCGTGAAGCAGCGGCTGGGGCTGCCACCTCGTCACTCCTGTGGAAGGGCATTACCCGCCGGGTGCTTCCCTCGGCCTCGGCGGGACTTTTTTCATGAGCGTGGATCAACCCGTCGGCAGGTCCGTGGCGTACAGCGCCGAGATCACCCGGATCGCCTATGCGCTGGCGCTGCGCGCCAAGGCCGGCGAGCCGCTGGAGCGGCTGGTGCTGGATGCGCGGTGGCTCTATCAGCAGGCGTGGGCGAAGGAGCAGGAGAGGGCGTATGGACGAAGATGACCGCGTCGTCGTCGAGGTCGAGGTGCTGAGCATCGAATTCGATCGGGTAACGATGCGAGTTACCGACTGGCTCGGTCACGACAAACAGGTCGTGCTGAAGCGCGGGGATACCGTAACGCTGCGCTCGCAGATTGAAATCATCGACGACGTGGCATTCGCTGCGTGAGAGACGATCGGCATGGATGACATCGACCGCGCCCAGGCGCACACCGAGGCCGAGCTGGAAGCGGCGATCGCCGCGGCGCGTGGCGTGCCGATCCCCGAAGGCGTGCCAGGCGATTGTGATCTGTGCGGCGAGTGGACCGGCCGCCTGGTGGAAGGGCTGTGCGCGCCGTGCCGGGACTGGGTGGCGGTGAGAGGCAGGAGGCGGATTCGGTGAGTAAGCGCGTGGACTCGGCCAAGGTCAACATCCGCAAGGCCATCGCGGCGACGCCGTGGAGACGCTGGAATCTCGTCGGCACCAAGCGCAGCGCCGAGTGCGCGGCGTACATCGCCGAACGGCGGAAGGCGGGGGATATGCCGAGGCCGTTGAGGGAGCTGGATCAGTGATCTATCAGGTCATGCCGGACTTGTCGGCTGACGAGTTTGCCGAACTGAAAGCGGACATCTTGGCGCGTGGCGTCATGGTGCCCGTTGAGTACGACGAGCACGGCAACGTGCTGGACGGCCACCATCGCATCCGCGCCGTGATCGAGCTGCGCGGTGAAGGTCACGAAATCGCCGAGTGGCCGCGGCTGATCCGCATCGGCTGGACCGAAGAACAGAAGCGCGCCCATGCTCGCGCACTGAATCTCGCGCGGCGCCACCTGACGCGCCAACAGCGCGAGCAGATGTGGATTGCCATGCGCCAGGACGGCATGTCCTACCGCCAGATCGCGGAGGCAGATGGGACCGTGACTCACCAGACGGTGAAGAACGCTACTGTAAAGAATTTGACAGTAGACCTACCCGCCACGGTCATTGGGAAGGATGGAAAGCAACGCGCGGCGTCGAAGCCGCGCACGGCGTTTGTCTCGACGGAGGCCGCAGAAAAAGCGCAGGAACTGCCAGAGCGTCACCGCGACGCCGTGCTTCTCGGTGCGAAAAAACCGATGGAGGCAGCGCGGGACGCAAAAATTGAGGAGATCGCGAAGCGGGTTCCTTTGCCGACCGACCGTTACCGCGTCGTCTATGCAGACCCGCCGTGGTCGTATGGCAACACGCAGCCCGAATATCACACCGAGCAGCGCGATCACTACCCAGTCATGCCGCTCGCCGATATTTGCGACATGCCTGTCGCGGACTTGGCTGATGACGATGCCGTCCTGTTTCTCTGGGTCACCAGCCCTATTCTTGAAGAAGCGTTCGATGTCATCCGGGCGTGGGGCTTTGCGTACAAAGCCAGCTTTGTCTGGGACAAGGTGAAGCACAACATGGGGCACTACAACAGTGTCCGCCATGAGTTGCTGCTTGTCTGTACGCGCGGCTCATGCCAGCCGGATACGCGGCGGCTGTTTGATTCTGTTGTCACCGTCGAGCGCGGAAGGCACAGCGAAAAGCCTGCGGTCTTCTACGAAATGATTGAAACGCTATACCCACACGGCAAGCGGCTCGAGCTATTCGCTCGAGCGAAGCGGCAGGGCTGGGACAGCTATGGACACGAAGCTGACAGTCGTGCGGCCTGATCCGGTATACCCAGACGCCAAGCGACCGTCGGTGTTTGCCGACGGCATCGAGTTTCAGGATTTCATTTGCAGCGACTTGGCGAAACGTCACGTGATCCTGCAAAACCTTTCGTCGAAGCGCTATCAATTTGACGTTGGCGAGAACTTGCAGGGATTCGAGATCAAGCTGGATTTGCGCTGCACGGAAACGCTGCGGCTGAGCATCGAGATAGCAGAGAAATCGAAGGCGTCGATGCCGTCCTTTACGCCAAGCGGCATTTACAGGAACGATAACTCGTGGCTCTACATTCAGGGTAACCCTGACCTGTATTTCGTTTTTCAAAAGAGCCTGTTAGTCATGCTTCATCGGACCGGGCGATATCAGGAGCATGAACTGCCGACCATTCGAAAGTTCTACATGCCGCTCGACCAAGCGTTTAAGTACGCCGCGCTAGCCGTGGATTACAGGGAAGTGCCGTTCTGAACCCATGCCCCCTCTGCGCTGGAAACTCGCCGATCTACCACCTCACCAGCACGTGCTGCTGCGTGCGGCTGATCCTGGCGCAGCCGACCCGCCAGCGCCGAGCGACGATCCTGCACCTGATCAGCCGGCGACCGCAGTACGCCAACGTGGACGCGGTAAGGCAGGCAGTGGAGGACGCTTTCGGCTCAAAGCCTGGCAGCCGCTCGAGACCGACGTCGTGAGCACGGTGCTGACCGCGCTGCAGTATCACGCGAAGGTCGCCGACGCCTACCGCATGAACACCGGCGCCGGCAAGCTGCTGTTCGCTGACGGCACGACCAGCCGATTCATCCGCTTCGGCAAGAAGGGATCGCCGGACATCCACGGCTATCTCAAGGACGGTCGCGCGCTGTTCGTCGAATGCAAGCGGCCGACCGGCAGCAAGCGCAGAGCAGAGCAGGTCGAGTGGATCGAGCGCGCACGGCGCCACGGCTGCGTGGCGTTCTTCGCGGTGTCGGCGGACGACGTAACCCGGGAGCTGGGGAATGGCAGGTGACTGGATCAAGCTGCGGATTGACCTGCACGAGGACCCGGCGGTGATCGCCATTGCCGCCGACCTGGACATCTCGGAACTGGAGGTCGTCGGCTGCCTGTATCGGATCTGGGCGTGGGCCGATCAGCAGACCACGGACGGCCAACTGACCGGCGTCACCGCGGCGTGGATCGACAGACTTATCCACAGGGAAAAGTTCGCTGCTGCAATGCAAAAAGTCGGCTGGTTAATGATCAAAAAGACCGGAATCCAGCTGCCGCACTTCGACCGTCACAACGGAAAAAGCGCCAAGGAACGCGCACTTGCGACAGAGCGGAAGCGGCAAGAACGGTCACGGTCATGTCACGGTGACGACGTGACAAAAGCGGGACCAGAGAAGAGAAGAGAAGAGAAAAGAAAAGAAGAAGAAAAGAAAGCGCCGCGACGAGCGTCACCGCCAGCCGATCGGCGTAGCGCCGGCGCTCGGCTTGAGGCCGCGCCGGCTACGCCGACGGCCGGTGAGGTGGAGGACAAAACACCGCGGCCACCACCAGGGCTGCGCCAGCTGGCCAGTATCCTGCGCCAAGTTCGTCCACCGGACCCGGAGGTGGAGGCGGCACGCGCCGAGCTGGACGCCAAGAAGCCGATCCCGATACCCGGCGAAGCGCAGGAGGTGGCCTAGTGTTCGCCAACCTCGCACTCGACAAGCTGCTCCGCGACTACGAGTTCACCACGGTGCTCGACGTCGGCTGCGGCAGCGGCGAGCACGCGGCGGTGTTCGAGCGCCACGGCAAGGTGGTGACGCGCAACGACCTGCGCCTGGATGGCGCCTACCAGCACCGGCTGTTCGAGCCGCATGACTGCGTGTGGTGCAGCCACGTCCTCGAGCACGCGCTCAACCCGCACGACTTCCTGCTGAAGCTCGCGCTGGACTGCAAGGACGGCGGCGTGCTGGCGATCACCGTGCCGCCACTCAAGCCGCAGATCGTCGGCGGTCACGTCAACCTGTTCAACGCCGGCCTCCTGCTTTACCGAATGGCGCTGGCCGGCATCGACTGCAAGGAGGCGGCAGTGAAGACGTATGACTACAACTGCAGCGTGATAGTGCGAAAGCGATCGTTCTTCATGCCAAAGCTGGCCTACGACAGCGGCGACGTCACGGCGCTGGCACCCTACCTGCCGTCGTGCCTGACTGAAGGCGCCACCGGAGACATCGCGTCGTGGAACTGGTAGACATCCTGGCGCTGCCGGCGCAGCCGACGCACCAGTATCGCCACGCGGCATTCCGGCTGCCGACCAACGGCGGCCTAGTGTGCGAGTTCGGCGTCTGGCGTGGCGACACGCTGCGGCTGCTGTGCGCGGCGCACCCGTTCGTGCACGGCTTCGACACCTTCACCGGCCTGCCGGAAACGTGGTGGTTGTCCGCCACCAGTCAGCGTGAGGCCGGTCACTTCGCGGTGCCGGACTTCGACCGCATCGACTGGCCTGGCAACTGCCGCCTGGTGGCCGGCCGTTTCTGCGACACGCTGCCGCAGTGGCTTGCACAACACCCGGGCCACATGGGTCTGGTGCACATCGACAGCGACCTGTACTCGAGCGCACGCGACGTGCTGACGCTGCTCGACGAGCGCGTCGTGCCGGGCACGCTGATCGCCTTCGACGAGCTGTGCAACTTCAGCGGCCAGTATCCGCTCTGGGAAGACGGCGAATGGCGCGCGCTACAGGAGTGGCTGCGCGACCACGACCGCGCGGTGCGGCCGCTGGCGCGCTCCAACGAATACCAAGTGACTGTGGAGGTAATGCGGTGAGCTGGACACATCCCACTGGCAGGGCACCGAAGACCGTCAACGTGGTTGGCCTAGGGCCGACGCACCAGGACTACGACCAGGCGTGGCTGAATCCCAGCACGCCGGACGTGCTCTGGAAAGCCGACGAGACCTGGGGCATCAACCGCGGCATCTTCAGCATCAAATCCGACCTACAGTGGATCATGGATTTCGTCGAGGGCGAGTGCCACGGCTGGCCGGTGTACGGCGCGAAGATCTGGAACAGCGACGTGCCGATCATCACGAGCGCCAAGCCGGCCGAGTATCCCGAGCACATCCACGTCTACCCGTTCGCCGAGATCTGGACGTGGCTGCAGATTCTGCCGCAGCACGAGTGGACCGACGAGCGCGGCATCGTGCGCAAGAGCGTCGGTCCGCCAGTGCACTGCGACTGGTGGCACAACAGCGTGGCCTACGTGATTGCCTATGCCGCCTTCATCGGCGTCGAGAAGTTGTACTGTTGGGGACTCGACTACCACCACCACCGCAGCGACCGCGTCGAGGACGGACACGTGAACGTGGCCTACTGGGTGGCAAAGATGGAGCAGGTCGGCCTGCAGGTGATTCCCTACAGCGCCTCGACGTTCCTCAACGCCAACCAACGCAATTGGATCTACGGCTACCCGCCGGGCCATGACCCGCGGCCACCGGCGGATGCGAAGCGCCAGCAGTTTCGGATTCTGGCGGGGATCGACAAGGGAGGCGAGGGTGGTTGATTCGATCAAGCTCGAGGTCAAAGGCCTTGCCGAGATCAAGCGCAAGTTCGAGCAGCTGCGCAAGAACGCGCCGCAACTCGCCAGCAAGGTGATCAACGCCAGCGCCGGCAAGATGAACGACGCGCTGCTCGGGTCGATCTTCTCGACGTTCGACAGGCCGACGCCATACACCATCCGCTCTTTTGCGGTGTCGTACTCGACGCCGTCCAGGTTGTCAGCGCAGGTTGGACTGAAGGAGTACCAGCCAAAGACGGGATCAGGCAGCTGGTACAGGGCGGGCAGACCGCATTACCTGTTGCCGCAGGTGAGGGGCGGCGGCCGTCCGCTCAAGCGGTCAGAGGAACTCCTCGGTGGCTACTACGTGCCGGGCGCTGCGGCCAAGCTCAACGCCTATGGCAACGTGATGAACCTGCAGCAGATCCTTTCTGCGCTCGGCAACCGCATCGATCCCTACCAGGTCACCGACCTCGTGCAGACGGCGCGCACTCGCAGAGGCAGCAGGCCAGGCCAGCGCAAGCGCAGGCTGTATTGGTACGGCAGGGTCGGCAAGAAGAAAACATTGGGCGTGTGGGCTATCGGCGAAGGCAGAGGCAATGAGCGCATCCGTCCCGTGCTGATCTTCCCAAGCGATGGCGACAAGGTGCCGAGCTACCGCAAGCGATGGGACTTCTATGGCATCGCACGCACAGAGTTCGGCCGCGTTTCGCCTGGCTTTGTCAACAAGTACTTCAAGCAGTGGGCGGCGCAGGCATGACCGGGGGCGGGTCCTTTTGCTGCACTGCGTCAGCGGATCATTCATACCGTGTCGGGCAAATAGCGCTAGCCTTCAAAATATTGATATTCCATCGCTATGCTAACTCAGACTGCTGATTCACGCCGCGCATCTACTCTGTCGCAAACGCCGTCGGCAGTTAAAGAACGCCAGCGACAAATGCGGCTGCGCGGCCTCCTGCCTCAATTGCCTATTAAGCCATGCGCTATTTGCGGGAAGGCATTTGTGCCAACCAGAAATAGGCATGGGGAGGCGCGTTTCTGCAAAGAATGCTCAAAAGAACACGGAAGGAACAAATGCGAAAGACTACTTTCTGGCAATGTTGATAAGAAATGCGCTTACTGTGGGCGTTCTTTTCAGGCAACGCATGGCCAACAAAAATATTGCGCACAAGAGTGCAGGCACCAAGCAAGATCCGCTCTGGTAAAAGCGAATCGGGATGCCGTCAATGACCGAGTTCGTTCCTGGTATCACGAGCGAGGAGGAAAAGAATATATCGCCGAGCGCAACAAGCGGCCAGACTTGATCGAATACAGACGACTGCAAACGCGGTTATTCAAAGCCAGGCATCCAGAGAGGATAGCCGATCAGAAAAACGGATACCGCGACCGACGAAACAAGCGCATTGCATTACAGGCCGACGGAACTGCCGACAGAATGATTGAGCGTCTGATGCGTAAATCTTCATGCCAATATTGCGGCCACAAGTTCAAAGATCGCTCAGAGAAGCGCATTGACCACCGCGATCCTATCTCGCGAGGTGGCCAGCACTCGGCGGCGAATTTGGAACTATGCTGCGCCTCCTGTAATTCGCGGAAGTCGGCAATGCCTTTCATTGAGTGGGTCTCATTGCTCCAGGAACCTTTTCGATCAAAGGCAATAGCAAGAGCCGAGAAAGCTAGGGGCGGGCCAATTCATCAGCAAATGCTTACGATGGTGTTCACTGCAAAGACCTGACAATGTGGACGGTCGCGGTGGCGCCAGGCCTGGAGCGGGTCATCCCGTCGGAAAGCGCACCGGCACCCAAAAGCGGTTTGCCGAGGCCAAAGCGCGCAAGGAGGAGATGCTCGCCGACCTCCGCGAGCTTGAGCGCGACCGGCTGCGCGGCTCCCTGGTCTCGCGCGAGCAGGTCGTCTCCACCTGGCAGTCCGCGCTCTCGGTGCTGCGCGCGCGCCTGCTATCCCTGCCTGTCAAGGCTGCACCGCTGGTCGTGGCCGCCGGCGAGCTGGCCGGCGTAGAGCATGTCCTGCGCCGCCTCATCGTTGAATCCCTGGACGAGCTTTCCCGATCTGACGGGTTGCCTCCGGCCGGCGCTGACGGTGTTGCGACCGCCGCCGGCGCTGACGGTCAGCCAGTGGGCGGACCAGTCGCGGATGCTGTCGTCGGAGGCGAGCCTGGAGGCGGGGCAGTGGATCACGAGCCGCGCCGAGTACCAGCGCGGAATCATGGACGCGGTGTCCGACCCAAGCGTCCGCCAGGTCGTGGCAATGACGTCCGCGCAGGTCGGAAAAAGCGAGATCCTGCTTAACATCGTCGGCTACTTCATCGACCAGGACCCGAGTCCGATCCTGATGGTCCAGCCGACCGTCGAGATGGCCGAAGCATTCTCGAAAGACCGCGTGGCACCGATGCTGCGCGACACGCCAGCATTGCGCGGCAAGGTGGCAGACCCGCGCAGCCGGGACTCGGGCAACACCACCACCCACAAGCGGTTCGCCGGCGGCCACCTGACGCTGGTTGGCAGCAACGCGCCGTCCGCGCTGGCCTCGCGTCCCTGTCGGGTGATCCTTGCCGACGAGGTCAGCCGCTTCCCGGCGTCGGCCGGCTCGGAAGGCGACCCGGTGTCTCTGGCCATCAAGCGGTCCGCGACGTTCTGGAATCGCGTCGTGGCGCTGACGAGCACGCCGACGTTCGTCGGCGACCGCATCCACACCGCCTACCTGCAGTCCGACCAGCGCAAGTTCCGGGTGCCGTGCCGGCACTGCGGCCACGGCCAGGAGCTGGCGTGGGAGCGCGTCGTCTACCCGGCCGACAGGCCGCGGGAGGCCGCCTACGCCTGCGAGGGCTGCGGGGCGGTATGGTCGGAGGGCGACCGCCTGCACGCCATCCAGCGCGGCCGCTGGCACGCCACGGCGGCATTCAGCGGCGTCGCCGGGTTCCACCTGTCCGAGCTGTACAGTCCGTGGCGCACGATCGGCGATATCGCGGTCGACTACGAGGCGGCGAAGGGGTCGCCGGAGATGCACCGCGTCTGGCGGAACACCAGCCTCGGCCTGCCGTTCGAGGAGGTCGGCGAGCAGGCCGACCCGTCCGGCCTGGCGGCGCGCGCCGAGGACTACGCCGCCGAAGTCCCGGAAGGCGTGCGCGTCCTGACCGCCGGCATCGACGTGCAGGGCGACCGCCTGGAGCTCGAAGTGGTCGGCTGGGGCGAAGGCGAGGAGTCGTGGTCGATCGCCTACGACGTGCTGCCCGGCCTGCCGGCGCAGCCGGAGGTGTGGGAGGACCTGCGCGACTGGCTCGAGCGACCCTACCTCGACGCCACCGGCCAACGCTGGACGGTGCAGGCCGCGGGCATCGACACCGGCTACCTGGTGCGCCGCGTCTACGAGTTCTGCGCCGCCGTGCGCGGCCGCTACGTCTGGCCACTGAAAGGCCGGGCCGGCGCCTACCCGGTGGTCGAGAGCGGCACGCACCGCGCCAAGCGCATCGCTGCGCAAGCCGCCAAAGGCCGCTTCCGGCCGCACCTGGTCGGCGTCGACGAGGCCAAGCTGATCCTGTACCGGCGCATCGCGCGCGTGACGCAGCCGGGACCCGGTTACGTCCATGTGCCGAAGGGCCGGCCGCAGGAGTGGTTCGACCAGCTCGCCGCCGAGCAGCTGGTAACGCGATCGAACGGCTACCGGGAGTGGCAGAAGATCCGGCCGCGCAACGAAGCGTTGGACTGCCGCGTGTACGCTTACGCCGCGCTGAAGCTGCTGCACCCGGGCGGCGTCCCGGTGCGCAAGCCGAAGGCCGAGGCCGCAGAGGACCCGAAGCGCCAGCCGTCGCGCCTGCTGCGTCAGCGCGAGGGTTACAACCCCAGGAGGTGGTGATGGACACGGTGTCTCGTCTGATCACGCTGCTTCAGGACCTGCCGCGGCAGGATTGGGAAACCACGCTGCGCCGGGAGTTCGGCGGCCGCCACGTGTACTTCAGCGCGGCCACCGGCCGGCACCGCATCATCGAGCTGCGGCGGCTTGGTGTGGCGGAGCGCACCGCGCGGTTCAAGGTGCGGGGGATCTAGTTGCCGAATCCGTACGGAAACGGCAACAACCCCCTAGACCACTACCCTCTGCCTGCCATATTGGCAGGCAATGGCGATCACCATCCCCGAGGTCGAGCCGACCGAGCTGCGCGCAGGTGAAACCTGGGCGTGGAAGCGCTCGTTTGCCGACTACCCGGCACCTGGCTGGGCGCTGACCTACACGGCGATCAACGCCAGCAACAAGATCAGCCTGGCCGCCGCCGCGACCGGCACTGACCACCTGGTCTCGGTGGCCGCCGTGACCACCACCGGCACCGGCGCCGTCACGGGCACCGACAGCTACACCGCCGGCACCTATTCGCTCATCGGCCGCGTCACCGACGGGGCCAGCGTCTACGCCGTCTACAGCGGCGTGCTGACCGTCCTGCCGGACCTGGCCGCCGCCACCACCTACGACACCCGCTCGACCGCCAAGCAGCTGCTGGAGGCGCTCGACGCCTACCTGCTGGACAAGGCGTCGCGGGACCAGCTCGACGTGGTCGAGACAGCGATTGCCGACCGCCGCATCCGCCGCGACAAGGCCGCACTCCTCCAGTGGCGATCGGAACTTCAGATCGAAGTGGCGCGTGAGGATGCGGCGGCCAACGGCATCGCGGGCAACCGCTACTACGTGAGGTTCGCGCGCGGATGAAGTGGTGGCCGTTCGGCAAGCGCGTCCCGAAGAAGGCATCCGTGCGGATGTACGAGTCCGCTCGCCAGTCGCGGCTGACGTCGGACTGGTCCAGCGCCAACTCCTCCGAGGACTACGAGCTGTCGACGAGCCTGCGGATGCTGCGCCAGCGCAGCCGCTCCCTGGTCCGCGACAACCCGTATGGCAAGCGCGTCCGCACGATCGTGGTCAACAACGTGGTGGGCTCCGGCATCGGCCTGCAGGCCGCCGTGGTGTCCACCCGTGGCCGGCTCAACAACCGCGTCAACGACGAGATCGAGGCGGCATGGCGCGAGTGGTGCCAGCCGTCGAACTGCCACACAGGCGCCGTGCTGCACTTCGCGGACCTCGAGCGCATGGCGATGGCGCAGGTCGTCGAGGCCGGCGAGATCTTTATCCGCAAGCACTACGACGGCAGCGGCCGCGTGCCGCTGCGCCTGGAGGTCATCGAGCCGGAGCGCCTGGCCGAGGACTATGAGGCGCCGGAAGCTGCCGGCATCACGACGAAGCTCGGGATTGAGGTCGACCGCATGGGCCGGCCGCTGGCCTATTGGGTGCGCGAGCTGCACCCGGGCGAGATCCGCCGCAACATCGGCGCGACCGACAAGCTGATCCGCGTGCCGGCCGAGCAAATGATCCACCTGCGCGTGGTGGATCGCTGGCCACAGACCCGCGGCGTGCCGTGGTTCCACGCGGCCGCCAAGCGGCTGCGCGACATGGACGGCTACACCGAGGCGGAGATCGTCGCCGCGCGCATGAGCGCCGCCTACATGGGCTTCATCAAGTCCTCGATGACGCCAGAGGAAGACGACACCCAGGACAACCGCAAGATCCTCGAATTCGACGCCGGCATCATTCAGCACCTGGCGCCGGGCGAGGAGTTCCAGGGCTTCGCGCCGGGCCGGCCGAATGCGCAGCTGGACCCGTTCATGCGCTACATGCTGCGCGAGGTTGCCGCCGCGGTCGGCGTGTCCTACGAGTCGCTCAGTCGGGACTACTCGCAGAGCAACTACTCCAGCAGCCGGCTCGCGCTGCTCGACGACCGCGACCTGTGGCGCTCCCTGCAGCAGTGGTTCATCCGCTCGTTCCGCGAGCCGCTGCATCGCGAGTGGCTGTCGCTGGCCGTCATGTCCGGCGCCATCGCCAGCGTGCCGGCGGAGCAGTACCTGACCAACCGCGCGAAGTTCGAGGCGGTGCAGTTCAAGCCGCGCGGCTGGGGCTGGGTGGACCCGACGAAGGAGGTCGCCGCTTACAAGGAGGCGGTGCTCGCCGGATTCACGACGGTGAGCGACGTGATCGCCGCGACCAACAACGGCGCGGACCTCGAAGACACGCTCAACGCGCGTCGCCGCGAGCTGGACCTGATGGCGGAGATGCAGCTGCAGTTCGACACCGAAATCCAGACAGCGGAGGAGCCTGAGCCGGAGACGCAGGCGCCGGCCGAGCCGCAACCCGACGAGGATGACGCTATGGACCGAATGCTCGCAGTTCTCAAGGAGCTGCGGATGGAAGGCGCCGCCGAGCGCAGTGAGCAGCGCCGCCTGCTGGCGGAGGCGCAGGCCGCTACGCAACGCGCCGTCGAGGCGCTGGCGCAGCAGGTCACCGCGCTTGCGGCCACCGTGAGCGCGGTGCAGAGCCGGGCGGAAGACCTGACCGCATCGGACGCCGTCAGCGGCAAGTGGATGAGCGCGATCGCCGCGCGGCTCGACGAGATCGAACGGCAGCAGACGGCCATCGCCGAGCGCATGGCGTTCGTCGAGCGGGCGTCCAAGCCGAAACCCAAGGCCGCGAAGAAGGAGGAAGCTGATGAAGCTGCCGGCGCTGCGGCGTGACCTGACCGCGCAGATCGATGTCCGTTCCGACCGGATCTCGTTTGCTTTCGCCTCGGACGCGCCGGTGGAGCGCGGCTGGGGCCGCGAGATCCTCGACGTCCGCGGCATGGACACCAGCCGCTTCGAGGCCGGCGCCGTGCCGCTGCTGTTTAACCACGACTGGTCGAGCGTCGTCGGCATGGCCGAGAAGGCGTGGATCGGCAGCGACAAGCGGGCCTACGTGCAGGCGCGGTGGTTCGATCACGACGAGGCCAAGAAGGTCCGCAGCATGGTCGAGGGCGGCCTGCGCAACGTCTCCTTCGGCTACCGCGTCACCGAGGTCGAGGACGCCGGCGACGGCGATTACATCGCGCGGCAGTTCGAGCCGCACGAGGTTTCGATCGTGTCCGTGCCGGCCGACTTCGGCGTCGGCATTGGCCGATCGGAAGATGGCGAGCAAGTGGAGGTCCGGGTCATCCGGGCCGGTATCAGCAAGGCGGAAACAGCCGCCATATCTGGAGCATCACAGATGACCGACAAAGACACGTCGGCGGCAACCTCCGCCGAAATGATCCGCGAGATCGATCCCGTCGGCGAGAAGCTGCGGCAGCGGGCGCTGGAGAACCTCGGCGACCAGTACGGTATCCACGGCGACGTGATCCGGCGCTGGAAGGACGAGGACATCAGCGTCGCCGAGGCGACCCGCCAGACGCTCAAGATCATCGCCGAGCGCACCAAGGCGGAAAACGCCGTCACGGCGGTTGGCCTATCGCCGCGCGAGGAGCGTCAGTACAGCATCATCAAGGCGATCAACGCCGTGGTGCACAAGGACTGGAAGAACGCCGGCCTCGAGCTTGAGGCGCACCAGTCGATCCAGAAGCGGTCCGGCAAGCTGCTCAACGAACACAGCTTCTTCGTGCCGCTCGAGATCCAGCGCCGCGACCTGGCCGTGGGCTCGTCCGGCGGCAACTATTTGGTCAGCACCGACAACGTCGGCTTCATCGAGCTGCTGCGCAACCGCAGCGTGGTCCTGCAGATGGGCGCCACCCGGCTGTCCGGCCTGCAGGGCAATGTCTCGATCCCGAAGCAGACCGCGGCGGCAACGGCCTACTGGCTGTCGTCCGAGACATCGACCGCGACGGAAAGCCAGCCGACGATCGGCCAGCTGACGCTGGGTCCGAAGACGGTCGGCGCCTACACCGAGATCAGCCGGCAGCTCACGCTGCAGTCATCGCCGGATGCCGAGTCGCTGGTCATGTCCGACCTCGCGCGGGTCGTGGCGCTGGCGGCCGACGTGGCCGCGCTGCGCGGTTCGGGCGCTGGCGGCGAGCCGATGGGCATCGTCAACGTCACCGGCATCGGGTCGGTCACCGGTACCTCGCTGGCCTATGCCGGCGTGCTGGAGTTCCAGTCCGACGTGGCCGGCAACAACGTCATGCCGGTGCGCGGTGGCTACGTCACCACGCCGGCGGTGGCCGCGCTGATGATGGGCGAGTTCGTCGGCGGCTCCGGCACCGAAACGCCAGTCTGGCAGGGCAATATCTGGAACGGGACGATGGCCGGCTACCCGGCGATGGCCTCCAACCAAATGTCATCCGCCACCATGCTGTTCGGCGACTGGTCCGACCTGGTGTGGGCGGAGTGGGGCGTGCTGGAGGTCGAGGTCAACCCGTATGCGTCGTTCGCCGCCGGCATCATCGGCGTGCGCGCGATGTACACGATGGACGTCGGCCTGCGCTACGCCGGGGCCTTCAGCTACGCGCACACGATCACCTGATGGTTGTTGAGATCCGCGTAAAGCGCGCGTTCCTGGTACGGGGCGCGCGCGTCGAGCCGGGCGAGGTGGTGCGGGTCGATCCCGCGGCCGCGTCCGAGCTCGTGACGCAGGATCGGGCGGAGCTGGTCGGCGACGTGCCGGCCGTCTCCGGGCCGCTGACGACTGAATCCGCGCCGAGCCTGGCGAAGGCCAAGCGCAGCAAAGGAGCAAAGACATGAGCATCTATTCGTTCCCCTCCGCCGCGGCCTCCGCTGGCGGGACCGTCTTCCTCATTCCGACCTCCCAGACCACCGGGACGGTCACCACGACCGGCAAGGACCTGTCGACCTACGTCGGCCAGGCGCTGTTCATCTGGCAGGTCACGTCGTCCGCCACGGGCCGCTCCGCGACCGCCAAGCTGCAGCACTGCGACACGGCGACCACGGGCAGCTACGAGGACGTCACCGGCGGCGCCTTCACGGCATTCACCTCCGGCCAGACCGGCCTGCGTGAGTTGTCGCTCAACGTCGACGGCCTCAAGAAGTACGTCCGGGTGAGCCGGACGGTGGCCGGCGGCGCGGTGGTCAACGGCGCGGTCGTCGAGGGCTGGAAGAACTACTGACGCACATGGACACGGCGGACATCACCGCGGCCGTCTTCTCGGACTTCGGCGAGTCCGCCGTGCTCATCGGCGATCAGTGGCGCGCAGACATCGACGTCGTGTTCTCACCCAGCTGGGGCACGGCAGTGGCCGGCGGCATCGGCATCGAGCGCGAGGAGCCGGCGGTGCAGGTGCGCACGACCGATGCCAACGCCTACGACATCGAGACCGGCTGGAAGCTCGAGATCGGCACGGGTGACGATGCGGTGATCTATCGCGTCACCTCCCGGGCCGACGACGGCTACGGCATTACCCTGCTGACCGTGGCGCGTGAGCCGTGACCGATCTGTTCGCCTCTCAATCCACCATCGTCGCGCGCCTCAACGCGGAGCTGACGAGCGCGACCGCCTACTACGGCTCGCAGGCGGTCGGCGCCAACAGTCAGTCGCTGGTCATGCCGTGCGTTGTGGTGGCGCCGGGTCCTGCGGTGGTCACGGACGACGTGCGCATCGAGAGCACCAGCACGACGGTTGTCGAAGCCCACACCTGGCGGGTCGGCGTGCGCGTCAGCATGGACACCGGCGCGGCCGCGGCCTCGCGCGTCGAGCACACCGCCGGGACGCTGGTGCACGAAGTGATCAAGACTTTGAAAGGCTACCGGCCGGCCACCGGCAACAGCGTCCTGCACTACGCGGGCCGCGACGAATTGAGTTACCAGACCGAGGCGGGCTACGCCGAGGTGTGGTTGTCCTTCACCGCGATGGCGGCGATCAGTTAGGAGTAGATCATGGCACTGACATTCCCCAACACCCCCAACATCACGCTGGGCGCTGGGCGGATCTTCTTCGCGGTGGAGACATCTTCGACCGTCGAGGGATCGGCCTACACCCTGATCGGCGAGACCCCCGGATTCGAGATCGGCGGCGCGTCCGAGATCCTCACGGTGGACTCCAGCGACACGCCTGTCGCCGAGGAGCTGGTGCGCATCGTCAAAAAGGTCTCGCGCGAGTCGAGCCTCACCATCCGCGACATCAAGCCTGAGAATCTTGCGCTGTTCCTGATGGGCTCCGCCACCGGCGTCACGCAGGCCACCGGCTCGGCCACCACCACGATCAGCATGGCGAAGGGCAAGTATTACAAGGTCGGCGGCGACGACGTGATGGACATCACCATCGCGACCGGCTCCGGCATCAAGCAGGGTACGGCGTCGGGCGCGGCCATCCCGCGCACCACGACCGGCGGCGGCGTCAACTGGGAGCTCGACAGCAACAACGCGATCATTTACCTGCCGACCGGATCGGCGGCGACCACGGGCAACATCTACATCGCCTACAGCAAGGTCGCGACCACCTGGGACAAGGTGAGCACCGGCACGTCGCCGGTCTTCGGCTCGCTGCTGTTCATCGCCGACAACACGGTGGGCGACAACTACCGCCTAAAGATCAGCCGCTGCCAGCTGTCGCCGAACGGCAATGCAGCATTCAAGAGCCGCGACAACCCGATGGAGCTGGCCCTGAGCATCAACATCCTCACCCGCGACTCCTCGACGCCGCAGGTCGAGATGTGGTCGGCGCCGGCCTGATAGGAGACAGATATGGCAAAGTGGGCATCCAGCACAGTCCTCGACGGCGGCCTGAACGCGATCAAGACCGGCGTGCGCGAGCGGCTCATCAAGGCGTACTCGGCCGGCGACAGCCACGCGACCGTCACCGGCAACACGGTGGCGGTGCGCACGCTGGCTACCGGGAACTACACGATCTCGACCACCGGAACGGCGCGCAAGATCGTCGTGGCAACCGGATCGGCGACGGCCAGCGGCTCGACCACCGGCACGCCGGACCTGCACATTGCGGTGTGCACGACCGGCGCGGTGTTGTGGGTGACGGACGAGACGAGCAACCAGGCGATCACGAGCGGCAACACGGTGAATTTCCCGAGCTTGACCTATAAGAGCCTGCAACCGACCTGACGGAATCCTGCGCAGGGACGCGCTGTTGTAACCAGGAGGAGGCGCCGCCGTGCGCGAAGGCGAGGCAGAAGACCGCACCACGCAGGCCGAGCTGCGCGACCTGCATCACCGGATCGACTCTCTTAAGGAGGAGGGCGAGCGGCAATACGCGAGCCTCACCGACAAGCTGCACCAGCTGGAGGTGACCCTCGCCAGAGGGACGCGATTTCCCGCGGCTGCTTGGGTGGCTGCAGCGGCTATTGTCCTGAGCACGGTCGGCACCGGCGCGGTGCTGTACAGCAAGCTGGTGGCGGCGGACGACCACGCGACCAAGGCGCTGAGCCTGATCGAGGAGCACCTGAAGGCGGCTCCCGCGCATCGGTACAACGTCGAGAGGATCGGTCAGCAGGTGGACGAGTGGCGCGAGACCGTGCCGCTGGTTGCCGAGCGCGTCAAGGCGCTCGAGGCGCGCGTCGTCGGCCAGGGGCCGGACGGCTGGCACCGCCGGGACCACGAGACCTACGCGGCGATGGTGGCCGAGCAGGTCAAGGCGCTGGACCGGCGGGTGAGCGTGGTCGAGCAGCTGCAGGCCGCGGTGTGTGATCGCGTCAGGAGCTGCAAGTGAGGTGCCCGTGCGGAGCG